TAACTCGTCAGTAGTTAAAAGTTCCCCCTTACTGTTATATCTAGCTATACCATTTTTGTCTAGAATTTCAACATTACCTGATTCGTTTAAATTAATATTTCCTTTTAGTAATTCAACGACTTGGTCAGGATTGATAGCTTTATTTCTTGATGCAGACGACAGTAAGGCTTTATTCACTTTAATGTCTCTTAGTTCAGATTGTAAGCTACTAATTCTTTTTTGAGACTCATCTGATTTTTCTTTTAAGATTTTTTCAAACTCTCCTTTTTGAATTTTAGATTTTTCCTCTGCCTCTTTCTGTAGTTTTACAGCATTGATAGCAGTATCTAAATCATCAACACCTAGTTTGTTATACATAGATGCTCTGTCTTTAGCTAATCGTGCTTTGACAATTTCGTTTACTTGTTCCTCAGAAAATTTATTTACTGGGGTCTCAGTCTCTTGTTTTGGTTGTTCTTTTTCAGTTGTTTCATTTGAAACAGTTGGTTCAGTAGTTTGTTCTACTTTTGGTTGTTCGTCAGCCATTTATATCTCCTTATATATTCCAATCAGGATTTGTTGGAATCCAAGTATGCCGACAACGATAACCCCCTCTAACTATAAAAGGGTCTCCAGAACTTTTGCCAGCCCATGACCTAGAGTTCCAAATATCCCGAATTTCTTTTTCGGTTAAAGTTTTGTTTACCATATCTCGGCAAAAAGGTCTAGAATCTCTTACCAGAGTTCCTGTATATGTAAAATGATTGAGACCACTGTCTTTTGCTTTCTTTACTGTAAATTGACCATGAAATTGCATAATTGAGTCATGTGCTAACTGTCCAGCATATTTTCTAAGATTTTCTCCAGCCCTGTCAGCGGCATACTGTGTTCTAAGTTTTGTTATGCTTTCTTCAACCTTAGATTTTAATGCTGGGTTATATTTATTTTCATTTATATAATCTACTAACTCGTTTATTTCTCTTTGATTTGACTTTTGATAAACGCCATTGATATGCGATCTTATATTTTTTTCTACATCTGCAAATGGTCTGCCAGCTATTGTGCTTTGATAAACCTCATCATTGATAACTTTTATAAATCTTTCAGCTACATCTTCAAAGCCACTAAATGATTGATATTTTAATGCGTTGATAGTTTGTAGATCGACTTGTGTTAAATTTTTAAATCTTGCGGGTATAGGCATTTTGCCAAATGTATCTAAAACTTCTTTCGCTATGAGATTGTATTCTGAGTTTATTAATAAATCTGCCTCGTTTAGAAAGTTGTTTTCTATAATCGTTCTAAGTTGCGGTTGTAGCTGTATTGCTATTCTAGTTGATACTAACTCTCCACCAGTTGATTTTCTTACAGCATTAATTACATCGTCCTCTAATTTATAAAGAACATTTACTATTCTCTCTTCGTGTTGATCTGCAAGTTTGTCTAATATCTTTGACATTCATTATAATGGGAAGTTTTTTTTCCATGCCCTAATCGACCAAAAAGCTGGCGACAACGATTTTTGCCCTTTTACTTGTCTCAACACTCCACCCATTCTAGCAAGAAATGATCTCTGCCTTGCGGGTATGTTTTTTTTGATTGACATATTTGGGTCGCCGAATCGAACTTTTTTTACATTTTTAGTTTTACGATCTCTTACATAAACTGCAAATTTTTTTCTTTGGTTTGGTGTTCTAAATGGTTTGTTTAGTTTGACTGTTCGACCTTGATACTTTGCCATTATTTCTTTCTTCTTTTTTTTCTTAAATCTAAATCATGCTTTCTTGAACCTCTTAAAAAACTATTTACTCTACCCATAGACCAAGCCGCCATCGGAACTCTTCTACTGCCAGCCGATAAAAATGCCCCTTGCCCTCGCCTATACACTTTTGCCAGTGTTGCATAAGTATATCTTTTTGATGCTTTTGCCTTACGTCTTAGTGTTGCTTTTGTAGCCGCTGATAGTGGTTTTCTAAATTTACTAGCCATTATGATTTAGTTCTACTCCGTAGTAAACCTCTAGGTATAAAACCACCTGATTTATAGATTGATGAAACTCTTTTGATTAAGCTGGCTCTACGGGTTCTCTTTGAGCCTTTGAGACCGCTAAGATATTTCTTTGGTAAACCTGAGTCCTTATCTTTAGGAACTCTTCTAACTTTCTTCTTCTTCTTGGCCATCTGGAGTCTGTCCCTCGATTTCAGTTGTCGTAAATTGTCCTCTAGTAGTTCTGGTGCTATCAATCTCATCATTAATCGTTTTAATTGTTTCATTGTCATCAATAACTGCCTCCGCAATCTGTTTATCTAACTCTTTGTTAAATGTCTCTGATTTTATTCCACTAGCTTTTGCCATTTGTAAGAATTGTAAATCATTAGCCCAGTCTCTCACATCGAAAGTATCGGGGTAATCTACTGCCCCGTCCCAAGTTGTATCTTGCCATTTAGCGTACAAATCCCAGATTTGCTCTTCGGCATTTTCTAAATAATCTGCTTTCTCAGAAAGTTTAGCATTTAATAATTGAAACTCTGTTTGTAGTGCAATACCACTAGAGATTTGATTTCCTGATGTACCTCTAACTGAACCCATGTGTGTAATACGATCTATTGCATCAATTTTATTTTGAATACATTTCATAATGCCATCTAAATTTTGCCCACTTGGCTGAATGATGTAAGGTTTTAGATCAGCTTGCATATCCTCTGGTATTTCTATAATTGAACCAGCACCAGCACTAGCCTCGACATTTGGAGTCTTAACTAAACTTGGGTGGTTTGCTAATCTTATAAGCTGTTCTTTTTCTGAATAATCGTTGTATATAGACTGTTGCAAAAAAGCCACATCAGCTAAATCACTAATGCCTATAGGTCTTTTAGCACCTTTAAGATTATAAACATTTATACAAGGAATAACTCCGATAGCATTTGGCACTTGGTCAATTACTTTTACATCGCCGTCTGCATATTCTTTTTCGTAATCTGTTATCTCGTAAGTTATTATCTCTTCCTCAGTAAACATTTTTAATATTGCTCGTTCATTGTTGATGTCTTCAACAACTAAAAGCATATCTAAATAAAATCTTCCACTAGCGGCTCTTTTGTAATTCCAGTTTACAATGTTTTCTGGTGTGTAAATAGACATATAAGGTCTGATTTCTTGTTGTAATTCTTCGGCTCTGGTTCTTAAATTTGTTTGTGGTTTATCAATGATAACCCAACAGTTCCCGTAGATGCTTGCATTCATTTGCACCTCTCTCATCATTGTGTCGAATGATCTGCCGTCTAAGTCTGCATCATTAACAAATGCCTCTAGCTGTGGGTCTCCATCTAAAGAACCATAATCTCTAGTCGGTGGTACTCTCCATAAAAAGCTAGTGTAAATCTGAACAACATTTTTACAGTGGTTATCAACTGGTGTGTGTCTAATTCTTTGATCGTATTCCTCTGGAGTCTCTAAAATATATCTGTGTAAGTAATATCCATTTTTATAATCGTTGCCTCCAAGATATGATCTAATATAAAATTCCCAATTCTGAATATTAGCGTGCCATAAAGGGTGCTTACTTGTTAAAAATTTTCTATCCATCAACTCCACCTTTGCAGAGGGTTAGGTTTAAAATCCCGTCTTACAGGAAAGTTATACTCTACCAAATATCCTAACGCATCATTAAAATGGTCGTGAGAGCCATCTTTGTCAGGCACATTTGTTCCCTCTTTGTAAATCTGTCTTTCTATGCTTTTAATTGTATTCTTACAAGATTTCAAGACATATAAACTATTTACACCCTTTGCATTTTTAAATTTAGAATTAACTGCATTTATTCTATCTCTGACTAATGGTGCTTTGTTTCTTGCTCTTACCTCAAAGCCAGCATTTTTTAGTAAGGCCAAATCAGTTGTTCCACCCGCAGATGTCTTTCTAGCTTTTGAACTTGGGTCAGGATAAGAAATAATTTTTTTATCTGGGTATCTACTTTTTATTTCGTCAATCATTTCGTTAGTATTAGAAGAAAATATTTGTATCTCATCAATTATAAATATCTTATCATTTTCTATCACAGAAACAACAGCCACCATCGGGTCTATGTTAAAGTCTTGTCCAACATGAATTGTTTTAAATTTTTTCTTATAGCTATCTATAATGTTTTTGTTTCTATCAAAGTTGTA